CATTGACCTGTCCAGCGATCCCTGCGGAGTCCACAGCGCCTGTCGCTTGTTGCACCATTTGCTGAAGGCTTGCAGCTTGGGCAAAAGTAATCTGCCCCACTTGCCCAAAGTTAAATGGTTGTAGTACTTCACGCGGATCTCCGTTAGTCAAAATCATCTTGCCCGGNCTGACCTCCGGTTTAGCACCTCGGGGCAATCGGGTTGCATCAATAGCAAGCATGGGGTGGATTGTAAGGCTTAGCGCATCAATCCTTGCTCTAAGCTCTGTATCCAACGCTTTTTGGCTGTTATAGCCTTTTTCACAAACACCACGACCCCAGAATCGCCCTGGCACTACGTCCCAAGGAAACGCAACAACAGGTCTATCGACCATCATGTATGGGTTTTTTGTGGCTTTAAGCAGAGTGCCGCCGTTTGCAATTACAACAACGGCTTCGACGTACTTCGAATCTTCTTCGACTTCAACGCCTTCGGCCTCAAGAAGCTCTTTCGGCACAAGGCCATAATACTTGGTAATCCGNACCTTGTCATCATTGTANATAGTCAGGTCTTGATCTGGCTCAAGATCAGTATCAGGAGCCGCCGATTCAATCATGGCCTCGTTGTAACTTCCCTGTTCTTGCATAATTTCTACAGAGTGTTTACTAACAAACTCGTCAATAGCCACNCCATACGCCTCTTCAATAGAAGTCGCCACAGGATCTATTAAAAAGTTTTGCGGCAATACGGGCTTGAGNTTTACAACAACACGATCTTTGATATTTACGCCAACTGCTTGCANATCCCCACCCATAATAGGCTCGGCTGCNGGNGCCATTTCTTTAACCTCTTCAATAACCACCTCACCAACGCCCGTACCAAATACAGCAGCATTAATAAGGCATTCCGCCACGGCCTTTCTAACCTTGCAGGCTTCAAAGTCCTCACTGAGCTTTTTGCGTAAATATAAAATATCTTGCTTGTCGCCATCCCTAGCATCATCCGCAATATCAAACCACTTTCCACGACCAAAGGTAGCCTCTTCAAGCTCTGCTACATTAGACTCTACAGCCTGCTGTAACGCAGGAGAGATAATTCGAGAACGCTCAGACGCTCTTTGAGAGTCAGCAGGGTCCCATTGACCTCGCCATAACCGATAGTATTCATCGAACCTGTCTTCATAGTTTGACTCATANTAATCCCGCCAATCCTCACATTTTGTCATAACCCAACCAGCAAGGGACTCTTCAACCATTAAGGGATCGGGTTCGTAAATTTCGTCTGCCATGATTCTTTCCTATTAATATCCAGATATAACATCTAGAACTTCGTGATCGTCAATTTCATACTCATAGTCGTATGCAACCTGCGCCAGCTGGTCTATGTACGCNANCGCATCAACCAGATCATCGTGTGTTAATGCATCTGGAAACTGAAATAGCTGGTCAAGGAATCGTGTATTCCACGCGCCCTTATTTAAAGTAACATACCCGTTTTCAAATCGCCCCTGTAATGCCCACATGACGCGATCAGTCTTCTTTTTATTTCCATGAGTAAGCTCTTCAACACGAAAAAACATTCCATACCGCTTCATCAAGTCTGTTAGCGGAGACATTACGGCTTGCTTAGCAATGCCTTTTTCTATCCCTACGCTTACAGGCCGATAGTCACGCACAGCCTGGAAAATTTTCATAGCAGTTTCGTTTAAATCCCATCTGCCATGAATAATGTTTTCCACAAACCAACCATCAGGGCTTACCTTGGTTACAGCAATAGCTGTTTCGTCTAGGCTTGTATTCTTTGTTCGCTTTTTGTTTACGTCCTCAAAACCAGCAAGGTCAATGGCAATGTAATAATCGCCTTCAACATTATCCTCGCCAATGCGAACCCAATCCTCTTTAAACATTTCAGAGCCTCTAGCCTCAAACGAGGCCATAAACTCCTGCCGAAACGCATAGCTCGACATAGATTTTTTGGCTATATCAATTTCAGATGCGTCAAGGATCGGGTTGTCGTAGCTGGTAAAGTGCCAGCCCTTATACGTTTCGTCGTCTCCAAGCTCTGCATACTTGTACAGTTCGTAAAAATGGTTGCGCCCCATTGGTGTCCCAATAAACAACGCCTCCCCTTTTTGGTCAGCTAGTGCTGGACGGAGGATTTGCTCCCATACATCGGGCTTCATATCCGCGTACTCGTCCATTACAAGAAACTTCAAGGACACACCACGCATTGTCTCGGGCCTGTCGGCTCCCTTAAGACTAATCGTGGCCCCGTTGACCAGCTTGATCTGCAGGTTATTAATATGCGAACCCGCAATCACAGGGTGTCCTAGCTCCAATAGAGTCTGCCACATAATATCTCTGGCCTGACCCTGAGTGGGCGCAACGTAAAAAACATGACCCTTATCTGCTTGCAGGCCATTAATAATCAACAACCATGCAGCAAGCCTGGACTTCCCTGTCCGTCTTCCAGCAGCGACTACCTTGAACCTTGCGGGATCAGAGTAGACATCCTGCTGCCAAGGCAACAGCTGAACATTTAAATCAGCCAAGGCTAGTTACAGGTCACAACGACTTTGTTGTTTGAGTCTGTTGTAATAACGCAACCGTTAGCCTTCAACATATCCTGCATAATCAGGTCGCTCTTATTGAGGTAGCTAAGCCAATCTGCTGTGTTACCCCGAATGCTAATCATCCCTTGAATGCCTGTATTCTCAACCGAGTCAATAGCGTTGTTGCCCAGCGTTACAAGATTTGTCATCCCGTTGGTGCCAAGTGTCGTTAGGCTATTCATGCCGTTAGTCCCAAGACCGTAAAGCTGGCTTTGTCCGTGAGTCCCAAGCGCGGTTAGGTTATTCATGCCGTTGGTGCCGAGAGTTGTTAGACTATCCATGCCCGTAGTGCCGAGAGTTACCATTCCATCTACGAATGGGGTGTAGTCGATGTTGTTGGCTACCGTAGCAGTGGTCTCACCCATGCTAACAAACGACCCATACAAGGCTTCTTGCGTAGCGGCATCAGCAGAAATGCGGGCTAGGTCAACCTGAGAGTTGTATCGAGCCATTGTCTTGGCTGAATCCGCCTGCATCCACATCATCCCTAGATTACTAACTGGAGCAGCTAGAATACTTGCCCACTGGATTGCCTGAGACTGCTGGGGAATAGGAGTAACGGAAGGAGTCTGCGTTAGAGCCAGCGCCATGACAGCAGCACTAGCAGCTTGACCGTCTCCAGCAGCCGCAATTGAGGCCAGCGCATCAAACTTAGCTTGAGCCGCCTGTGCGTTAGCGCGCGCAGTGTTTTCTACAGCCTCGTAATACTCAGATGTAGTGGTTGAACAACCAGTAAACAATAATAAAGTTAGTACCGCCGCAATGACTTTCATAGATCACCCCTTTAGGCTATCAATACGTCCAAAGTACGGGAACGGTATCCCGAATATCCAGATGGATAAACTTAGGGTCTACCCCGATCCCCGTAAATCCCTGTTGAAAAGCGTAGTTAATTAGTGTGTATCTGCGAGCCGCGCCAGTTACCGCGATATCAGCAGCGATGCCTTGAGAATGAGTGCCAGGACTGTCTTTTGCAGCTTCGATAGGGTGGTCAGGGCTTCTATATCCGCTCGTAACCACAAACGGAAACCCACAAGTCTCCCTAAGTTTGTCTAGTTTCTCCAAAAACTCAGGGGCCATCTTGTTTTCCCCTGTGTATTGGCAGTTAAACTCAGATTTATCGAAAAATCTCATGGAAGAACTGCTTAATGCCGTTCTTGATCGCTCGGATCTTGGATCGCAACGACTGTGTTTTCTTCTTCCACTGCCGTTTGATCTCCATGCGTAATAGCCGTAGTTCCAACGCCAGTGATGTTAATCTGTATCGCACTTCTTCCCGCATCTTTGACAATATCCTTCTCAAATGCAGCTACCGGAAGTATCCGATCCATCACTAACTTCCATGCTGCGGCCTGATTTCGATGGTCATGGTCCAGTGCAGCCTCAAATATGGTATCCATTACCTTCTTTGAGCGCGGAGAGGCCA